ACCGTGGCGGGAGGTTCCGCTTTCGCCCACCATGAGCGACCCACAATGCCCACAAAAGGCTTTTGTCGAGAGAAGGTAATCTTCCTTGGCTTTCTTTTTCGCCCGTGCAGAGCGGTTGTGATGGAGCATGGACTGCACCTTGTCGTACAGGGCTTTGTCGATGATGGCTGGGATACCTCCCTCGACCACCACATCCCCGAAACGATAGATGCCGATATACTTTTCATTGTGAAGCAAGGTGCGTAGGCTGTTCTTGTTGAAAGGCTGTCCACGGCGGGTGCGGTAGCCACGCTCATTGCAGTATTCGATGATCTGCGTTGCAGACTTCCCGTCCGCATAAAGCTGGTAGATTTCCTGGACGATCTTGGCTCCGACAGGGTCAATTTCATAACGCTGATCCGCACCGACATTATAGCCCAGAGCCAACCCGCTACCGTTGGACTTACATTGAAGGGCATTTTCCATCATGCCACGCTTGATATTGCGGGACAGGTTTTCGGAGTAATACTCTGCATACCCTTCGAGGACGGATTCGAGGATGATACCCTCCGGGGTATCGGGGATGCTTTGCTTGGCGTAATAGATTTTGACTCCGTTTTTCTTCAGCTTTGACTTGTACATTGCGGAGTCGTATCGGTTACGGGCAAATCGGTCAAGGGTATACATGAGGACTGCCTGGAAATGTCCCTTTTCGCTGTCCCGGATCATCCGCTGGAAATCTTCACGGTTGTCGGTCTTGCCCGATATGGCACGATCAATGTATTCCCCGATGATGATAAAGCCGTTCCGGGCAGCAAACTCCTGGCATTCACGGATTTGTCCCTCGATGGACTCCTCCCGCTGGTTATGGCTGGAGTATCGAGCATATATAACCGCCTTTATCATCATCTCACCTCGCAATCTCTTGTTTTAGTTTATGGATTTCTACGCACATCTCATACGGGATGATGCGTAGATTTTTTATTTTATCCAGCAGAAGACTGAGTTTTTGCTCCATCCCCCAATTTCTCGTACTCAAAAACAGTAGCCATGAACTCATGCTTGGCTCGTCTGTCCAGGGAACGATACACTCGGATGATGTCGATCTCGTCATCGTCAAGGGAGGTCATGTCGATGCCATCGGCAAAGAAATCCATGACGCTACAGCCCAATTCCTGTGCCAGCTTGACCATCATTTCCTGTTTGGGGAGGGATCCACCGTTCCATGCTGCGACCTTAGATGTACTTACGCCCAACTTTTTGCACAGGGCGGTAGGGGTTGTACCCTTTTCTTTGCAAATTCTGTTTAAGTTCTCGGCAAAATCCATATTTCAGAGTCCTCCTAAAAAATAATTCTAAAAAACGAAGTTTACCCTATTGACAAATCTGTTTTTCGGAGTTACAATAAGAACAAGAAATCCGAAATGCAGAGTTGCAATAAGGAACCGACCCCTCGGTGGGCATACCGAGCGGCTAAAGTTATTAACTTCTCTCCAAGAACAATAATAACTTAAAATCGGCTTTTTGTCAACGGGTTTTCGGAATTCTGTGATCCTAAATTAGAAGAAAGGAGGAATGAACTCCGTGAACCAGATTAAGGAAAGGCTGAAAGCACTCGGCAAACCGCAGACTTGGCTGATTTTCCAGTTGCGAGAGAGAGGAATCGCAATCCAGCCCCCGGAACTGTCCAGCATCCTTAGTGGTGTCAACACCTATCCCAAGGCTGAACGAGTGCTGAGTGCCTGTGACGAGATCCTCAAGCAGTTCGAGGAAAAGAACCGATGAGTGACCCCAAGCTATCCTCTCAGCAAATCGAAGACCTCGCAAGACCCTTTATCGGCATGGTAGATCGCATCAAGGCGTTCTACGACAATCCCCAAAATGAGCGGGATTTTCAAGACTGGTATCTGAAAACATACGGTCATCCCGCACCCGAAGGAGTATGAATTATGAAAGTGTATAAAGTCCGCTGGACACCCGATGTCAAAAGAGCTGCGATCCTGTTCCTCTTGGCAATTTTCCTTGTCGGGGCTATGGTTGGTTTCTTCATCGGGAAACTGGTATTCCAGGTCAACGCTACCGATACGACCTCCCTCACGGCTACTACGCAGCCGGGGGTTGTTACTCCCGAAGTGGTGCTGACCGTGCATCGCACTCAGCCGGATACCCATCCCGCCGCAGAACCTCTGCCCACCCTTCCTCCTGCACCCACCGAACCTCCCGTCCTGTACTACGATTGTCCTCTCGATCATGACTTCCAGGACTACATCCGTAAACTCTGCGAAACCCACAATGTCCCCATGGGACTGGTCATTGCGATGATCGACCGGGAAAGCAGCTTCCGTGCATCCGTCATCAGCGGAACCGATGACTACGGTCTGATGCAGATCAACACCATCAATCACGGTTGGCTCTCCGAGCAGTATGGACTTACGGACTTCCTCGACCCCTATCAGAATGTATTCGCAGGAGTAACCATTCTGAGCGATCATCTGGAGAGATATGACGGTGATCTCGCCAAAGCACTTATGGCTTATAACATGGGTGCTACTGGGGCGAAACGCTTGTGGAACCAGGGCATCTATTCCACGAAGTACACCGAGTACATACTCTCCGCTATGGATGACTACAACGCAAATATGACTACATAAGGAGAATCCCTATGAAAAAGACCAGTATTTTCTGTCCCGGTTGCGGGACTATCCACGAGGTCGTGATCCTCGAAAACGAACCTCAGACCGTTCAGCACATCCGACCTACTCAGCGTCCCACCACTTGGCTGGACATCAAGAAGGTCATCGCCAGCGGTCACGCTGAGGAAGCATTCAAGATCGGTGACAAGATCACTACCACTCTCAAGGACGGTCAGACCGTTGAGTTCACGGTAGCTGCCATCAACCCCTATGGTGAGAATCAGGTAGCTTTCGTTATGGAGGATCTCCTGGACGAAGCCTACAGCATGAACTCCACCGCCACCAACAAAAACGGTTGGTCTGGTAGTGAGCTGCGTCATCTGCTGAACACCAAGATTTTCGATCTGCTTCCCGATGAACTGGCGGCTGTCATCCAGCCCCGCAAGATCACCCAGAACCACAAGGGTAAGACGGTGACTTCCGAGGATGCTCTGTGGCTCCCGTCCTATACCGAGATGTTCGGTGATAAGTATTCCACGGATGTGGATGATGTTCACTTCCCCCTGTTCAACACCTACAAGAGTCGTGTCAAGAACCGCCAGGGCGTGTACGAGTGGTATTGGTTGCGTTCTCCGCATGCGTCCAACAGCACCAACTTCATCAATGTGAACGGCAACGGCGGCTCGTACAACGGCGGCGCCAACAACTCGTATGGCGTGTCGTTCGGCTTCTTGATCTAATCCCATCATCCCATATCCCACCCCCTTGTGGGGTGGTGAAACGCAGAAGGAGGAACGAGGAATGAAAAATCCTTGTCACAACTGCCCGAAGCGTTACCCCGGCTGTCACGGGAAATGTGATGACTACAAGGCTTGGAAAGCCGATTGGGATAAAAAAAAGCAAGAGGAAAAGCTGAAAGCGAACAGCGGTGTCACCTCTCGCTCCCAGCGTTATCACAGACCCTATTCGCCCCACAAGATTCGAGGTGACCAGTAATGGCTCACATCATCACACTCAAGGACGGGAGCAATCACACAATCTTCGATAAGAAGGATTTTGAGCATCTCGTTGAGGAGTACATGGGGCACGAAGCCCTGGGTTGTTACCTCGCCATTCTGGAGGAATCCGCAGATGGCATCGAATAAGCAACTGGGTAACCACTTCGAGGAAGAATTATGCGAGATACTTTTCCATCACGGCTTTTGGGCACATAACCTCGCCCAGAACCAAGCGGGTCAGCCCGCAGATGTTCTCGCAGTCCGAAACAAGATTGCATACCTTATCGACTGCAAGGTGTGCAGTACCACCAAAGGCTTCGCATTGAAGCGGATGGAAGAAAACCAAGATCTGTCTATGACACTCTGGAAAGAGTGTGGGAACGGTGACGGATGGTTCGCCATCCTCCTCTCCGATCAGATATACATGATCCCGCATTTCACCATCCGGGCGATGCAAGCCCAACAGTCCTACCTAAGTCCCGCCGAGGTTTTCGAGATCGGCAAACCGCTGGAGAAGTGGATCGCCCGATGCAAGTAACCATCGGCAGCACCATCGCAGTCGAACAGCCCTCGCAAGAGTTGCTGGAGTGGTGCAAGAAGAACTTAACCATCACGAACCCCGACTATACCCAAAAGGTGCGAATGCATCTGTGGGTAGGTAATACACCAGCCAAGCTGCTGATGTATGAACGGCGTGGTGACACTCTCATCCTCCCATACGGAGTTCTCCGGCAGATACTCCCGCTCCTCCAGGGTGCGGAAGCCTACACGGAGTTCCACAGCCCGACCGACATCAACTACGGTTGTACCGTCCCGCTCTATGACTACCAGGAAGAAGCCGTGAATGCGATGATCGCAAACCACTATGGCATCCTCCAAAGTGCTGCGGGTAGCGGTAAAACCCAGATGGGCATCGCCGTGGCGGGCAAGCTGGGTAAGCGTACCCTGTGGCTGACCCACACTAAGGACTTGCTGAACCAAAGCATGAACCGTGCCAAGCTGTACATGGATGCTTCCTTACTCGGTACGATCACCGAAGGTAAGGTGAACATCGGCTCCGGCATTACATTCGCCACCATACAGACCATGTGCCGACTGGACTTGCCCCAGTACAAGCACCTGTGGGATGTGGTGATCGTGGATGAGTGCCATCGATGCTCCGGCACACCGACAGCAATGACCCAGTTCTACAAGGTCTTGAGTAATCTTTGTGCCCGCCATAAATACGGTCTGTCTGCCACCGTCCACCGCTCTGACGGTACGATAGCTGCGACATACGCCCTCCTGGGCGAGGTGATCCACATCGTCCCGGATGCAGCAGTCGGTGACCGAGTTATGACCGTAGCCGTTTCCCCGGTCGGGACGGGAGTCAAAATCCACCGCAAGTGCATGAACACCGATGGCACTTTGAACTACACCAAACTGATCTCGTACCTCTGCGAAACCACCGAACGGAATCA